TAAATACCTTTAAAATTTAAAAAAGACCTGAGCCACTATAGCTCAGGCCCTTCTCCTAAAAACAATCTTCTACTCTCTGTTCTGTATATTGTCATATTTTGACAATCAATTCACAAGTAAACCTTTCTCTGGAGTAATAATAGGATTCTTCTTACCTTGAACCTCATCACCTTCAAATGAGAATACAATGTCTTGTTGGTCAATGTAAAGACACTCCTGCTTGCTACCATCCTCATTGGTAAGCTCAATCTTTGGAAACCGATAGCCCTTGATTTTCTGCATTCCCATGTCTTTCTTGATGGAGTTGGAATCATACTGCATGACTGCAAAATGCATCATGTTCAGCATTACCTTGTCACCAACCTTAATATCCCTAACCATAGGACCAACCTCAAGTACAGTCTGGTACTCCTTCATGTCTCCTTTCTTGCTCTCAATGATTCCATGCTCATTATACATGTCCTCGCTATAGACTTCTCCTGTTACCAGCATTCTTGTTGCTACTGGCTTAATCTTTGTTATCTTCAACATTGTTATCCTGTTTTTTATATTTCTTTCCTTTATAATTTTTATAGTGCTTCTCAAAGTGCTTCTTCATACCATGATACCTATCCAAGGTTACATTCAGTTTACCTAAGGATGGTAAGTTGATGTTTGGTCGAAGCTGCATAAACTCCTCATCAGTCAAATCCTTCTTTAGTGGAAGTGATTTAATATACTCCCTGATGACCTTCCAATATGCCTTGTAAGTTCTGTCCACCAGTCTTAGAGGATAGCCTGTCTCAGTAGAGACTTTCAGTGTAGCATCGCTATAAGTCATACCTGCTGGTCTGCTTTCTTGAACAAAATGGTAAGCTTGAAAGTACCGTCGTCTTTTAAGTTTGGAATCAGCTTTGGTGTGATATAACCATCAATGACCCCTTTCTTCTTCAGGGAACTTATTACAACATAGAAATGCTGCTTGGTCATCTTACATTCCTCTGCTACCCTTTTCAGAATGTTGCTATCCATGGTAAGAGTGTCAAGGAGAGAAGGATCCTGAATAGCCTTACTCAGCTCCCAGCGTTGCTTCAAAAGACTTGCAATCACATCAATCTCTCTGTCTGAAAGAGAAATGAAGGGTCTTAAGAATACACACCACCACTTGAAAAAATCAAGGGTGTCCACCACAGGAACAATAAATGCATTGTTTGGCTTGTATTTTTCCTTAAGTTGCCTAATCTCAGCATTATATTGCTCCTTAGATATAGTCTCTGTACCATTCATACTAACCTTCCTTGGGATTTTCTGCCTCATCCCCCTTCTCTGGTATGGTAAGGCTGTTTTCTATCTCACCTATACACTCATAGACAAAGTCTGCATTAAAATGATACCTCTCTGACTTTGACGCAAGCTCAACAACCTTAAACAAGTAGTCCATCCTCTTGTTCTGAAGCATAAAGCTGTTCTCCTGTAGCTGCTTGTATAACTGCTGGATAAACTTGTTCTGCTGCTGAATCTGCTGGGACATCTCAGCACAAGCCTGGTTCAGCTGCTCATAACTCAGCTTCTGGGGCTGCTCTTCATTCTTCACCGCCTGCATCTTCACTTCCTTACTTCCAATCTGTTTTTCCATAATAATTAATATTTAAAATGTTTGAATAAAAATAGTCTTAGCTCTCCAAGCTTATTCTGCTTAATAAGGGTGTCAAAGAATAGCACTATTGAATCTGCCTTACCATAGTAGCTTGGGAAATGGGGATACACCCCCTTAATTATATCTCTCCAATTCAAACTACTGGAGACCTTATCCATGAGTTCCTTAACAGTCAACTTAAAGAAATAGGTCTTCTTTGGGTTATCTTCCTTTTTTGTCAGCTTGTGTCCATATCTTCTTTCATATAGCTGCTCCCATTCCTCTATGGGAGCTTCTTGTAGGTCAGTACTGCCACACTCCGCACAGCAGTCAACATCCAAGGTATCCTCATGCTTTACCTTTAAGGAATAGCATCTGGCACAGTATGCTACTGGCTCTGAATCATAGTCATTACACTTTACCTGGCTATCCATACGCTATATAATATATAATAAGGTATAGACTACTTCTTTCTACTTTTGCTATTACTGCTCTTCATACCAGCAGCACTCCTCATGGCATTGGCCCTCTTAGTCAAATCAGCTGCTTGCTTGTTAGCTTCTTTGATAGCCCTGCTCTTTCTTGCACTATCACTCATTATCTCTTGGTATTGTGCCATAACTCTGGCATCATCTTCAGCCTGCCATTGCTGCCTTTCCTTGTTTGTAATTGCCATAACTGTTATACCTTAATATTAAAAACTTACAATAGAACTTCAAGTAAAACTTTAACCACATATTTAGTATATATTGAAATACATTTAGTTATGAATACTTGAATTATGTGACAAAGATAAACAATTTCCTTTAGATAATCTAATTTTCTTCATTAAATTTTCTACTTTTTAATGTTATTTAAGGTTAGACCAAAATATCTATCCCAATTTTTCTATGTATCTTTGCACATCCCAAAAACAAAATCAAGTCAAATATGTCCTAAAAGCAACCTATTCTTTACATATTATGTACATCAACAATATCCCTCCATTACAGGCAAAGCATAAAAGCCCAGCAAACAAAGGCTATACAGACCTCCATAAGGGCAGGCAGGTTCGAATCCTGTTCTCTCCGCAGGAAGAAAAGGATTCAAAGCTTTTGAGGAAAAGGTGAATCCTGTTCTCTCCGCAGGAAGGTTAATAGGGAAAACTCAAATAGTACTTTCTTTATTTTTATTCTATACCCTTATGTACAGATTATGTACAGAACTTAATCTTATTATGTACAGAAAACAATAGGCAACACCCCATTAACATATCATTTCAATTTATTAACAATGAATAACAAATATCCTCAAATATCTTTTGTATTTGACAGACGCAAGATTGCTACTCCAACTATCAAGTCTTCTGTAGAAATAAGAATATGCCATGACTACAAACAGAAGTTTATTGCTACAGGTATAAAACTGAATTCTACACAATGGAAGAATGGAAAGATAGTTAACTGTCCTGATGCAATGCAGATAAGTCTGACCCTTGACCAGATGCTTACTAATGTTAGACAGGTAATACTTGACATGATGCAGAGAGGTAGTGTAGATGTTATGGCTATCCCAGAAGAATTGAGAAGGAAAAATCAGGGAAATATTACCTTTATTGAGTATTGTAGGCAGCGTATAGCTATCAGAAAATATGGCAAGAAGAAAGATACCCAGGAAAGATATGACAGGTTCATAAGACTGTTCACTGAATGGGGAAAGATAGAAAGATTTGAAGACATAACAGATACCAATATTATAGCATATGACAATTATCTCAAGGCTAAAGGCATGAAGGCTGTTTCTAAATGGAACAACTATCATAGGTTCCTCAACAGTTTTATATTAGATGCCAATGAGGAAGGCTACCTGAAAAGAAACCCATACAAATGGATAAATATAGAAAGACCAGAAGACCTGCGCGGCATTGAAAGATGTCTCACCCCAGAGGAATTCCACAGGCTGAAGACAGCCAAGATGCCTACGGAAAGCATAGAGAAGGTAAGGGATGTCTTTGTCTTTCAGACATACACTTGTTTATCATACTCAGACCTAAGAGAGTTTAACTGTAAGATGATACAAGAAGTAAAGAGAGTGAATGTATATGTAGGCAACAGGAAGAAAACCAATACGACATTCACTATCCCACTACTCTCACCTGCATTGGATATATTATATAAATATAACGGAAAGCTGCCAATCATTAGCAATGTGAAATACAATGAATATCTCAAGGTAGTCGCACAATCATCTGGCATAGACAAGCCACTGTCAACACACTGGGCAAGGCATACAGGGGCCACTCTTCTTCTCAATGAAGGGGTGCCCATGCAGATAGTGTCAAAGATATGCGGGCATTCCTCCACTAAGATTACAGAGCAGGTGTATGCAAAGCTACTGGATGAGACCGTGGTGGATGCCATATCAGAGCTGGATATATGAAAACCTGCCCATCTTCACAGACAAGCAGGAAAAATTGATTATGACAAAGAAACTATCTTAGTATCTTAACATATCTTGAACTCTCCTTATCTACATAAGGATTCTTCTCAACCACGTCAATATGGATCACATAGTGCCTGCGCTGAAACCACCTCAACAGAAAGAACTTCTTAGGAGGATTGACAGTCTCCTTCTTACTGGAGACTATGATATGTTTCTCACTCTTAAAATATGGCTGTACTGCAACCATGGAGGGATACTTGAGTCCTAACCTGACATTATACCACTTATCTCCAAGGACAGTATCTACATGCAACGATACTTCCTTAAACAGAGTGTCCATGAGGATAATGGTATCTGTTCTGGAAAAACTGGATGATACAGACTGAAGAGCCTTAAGGTTCTTGTCTTTTACCTTCAGTTCCTTTCTAGTTTTGTCAAGCTCCTGAAGCACAGAGTCCTTGAAGAAGCCCAACTGATCAACAGTCAGCTGTAGGGCTGTATTCTTCTCCCCTTCCTTACTTAGGCTCATACTGTATGTCTTCACATTAGCTTCAGCAATTTCCCACTTCTCATTGGCATATTTCACTTGCTTCCACATTACTCCTATGATAGCAAGCAGAATAGTAACAATGATAATCAACCATTTATTCATTTCTTATTCTCCTTCTTTGAATCTGTCCAAGCCCAATATTTTCTATAATACTCATTAGTCATCCAACCAATCAGATATGCCCAAGCTTCTGCATCAATATCATGGTGTACACCTGCCCTACATAGAATGTCATTACATACGTGGAATATCTTATGAGGAACGAATATATCTGACCTGCCGTTTTTGAGGTACACAAGAGACATACCAGAATTAAGCAACCGGGTAAACCCACCAATACTCTTGTTAAGAATATCCTTCTTTATTCTCTGATACTCTTCATCAGTTATCCTTGTGACATTATCATAGTAGAACCTATCAAACTCTTCTGGTGTAACTTCCACTAAGAAAGCAACATTCCTTCCATAAATATCAACTTCAATGTTATCTATCATACTCTTTCTTTTTGCCTACAAAGGTAAGCATAAGGAAGATAGATTCAAAGAGTCTTATGATTGTGCTAAGACAAAAAGAAGTCCCTTCCGAGAGGCTCTAAGATTTGGAAGGGACTTCATAATGCAGGGGTTAACTCCCATGCTAGTATCTTATTTTACAACAAGTCATATTTCAGGCGGGCATTAAAGAGTAACTGTAATCTATCAAACTTAAAAGACAAATAGAAGAACTTTTTCATATGGGGGCCTCCCCAAAAACCTGCTTTAATGGGAAGGTTGGAAGATTTTAACTTCCTCTGAAATACAGCTTTTGGACCAGTCTATTCTTCCTTCCTGCTATAGCAGTGGTTTTGCCTTTTCAGACCTTTAGAAATTTTCACCCCGATAACCCCTGAACAGTACATAGTTTCAAGAACTATCTTCTGTTACTGGCAATCTTTCTGACCTTGGATAAATACCTCGCAGCATCCTTTTGGGAATCTTGGGGATAGTTGTGTGTCATCTGACCGAAGAGCCTCTCTATCCTAGGTAGATTGCAATCCTACAGTTACTAATATTTCAGCCGTTTCAAAAAACTCTTTTACAGTCTTCCAGTCTCTGGTAGTGTCTCCTCTGACCCTGGGCATCCTGTTTGCTTGCAAAGGTACGAAGAATATCTGATACTACCAAATTCTACTTGAACAATTTTTCATAAAAATCTATAAAACAAGATTTTACTGGAGATTTCCTGATGCTCCCGCAGCCTTTGGCTGCTCTGAGGAGTAAAATAAAAGAGCTATTCATACCTTCAGGCTGTCTGTTAGGGCATCAGCCATGAACTTCTGGATGATGGGCATGTAGGTGTTAAGCATATTTTTATACACACCTTCACCAGCAGGCCCATGAAAATGAAGATTTGAAGAGATGTTTAGCTGATAGCACCCCTCATTTGTTTTATCAATGGCAGAGCAAAAAGCTTCCTCTGTGTGATTCAAAATATACTCTTGAAGACTTTCCTGACTGTATTTAGTAAAGTTGGAAGAAAAATGAGGCTTGTTCACATCATATATAATCTTTAATGTGTATTTTCCTGTACTCCAAATACATAAAACGGTAGAATCTTCATTTATATTATAAACCTGCCTATAGTCCATATTACTTTTATTTATTTTGCCATTCTGGTTTTAAATCTATTCCCTTGCTTTTCCTAAACAAATCTTCTGCTGGGGAGTAGGGGTCATATATGACATTAACCCACTCGTCAGGATTCGCAATATATCTTCTCCTTCCTGAGTCCCCATACCAACTGCCAACCAAAGAAGGATACTTTACAATATCTTCCTCAAGGCTTAACTTAGGTACTACTTCTGAACTGTATTGAGGATTGAAAACATAGTCCATGAACTCATAATCTTTTACTGTAGGACTTCTGAAATTTCCCCTTGTTAGTTGTTGTATTTCAGATGCGTAATTATCAAAATCTTTTTCTGGCCACTTCCTTTTAAAGGTCGGCTTGCCTTCTGCTTTAGCTTTTAATATTTTCGCATTATTAGCACGTAGTTTTTGTGCTTTTGAGACATAACTTGTTAAATCATTTGCAAATGCAGACTGTGCATCTGTGGAGCTTAAAGTATTTATCCCCATGTTTTCAAAAGCATCAATTTCCTTTCCCCTACCAGTTACTGCTGTCACTCTGTTTAAAGGAACGCTTATCACATCTCCATAGGTAAATGTATCACTTGGTCTGGTGGACACAACTCTTTTCCCTAATAGTGTTTCTCCAGGAAAAGACAATGTGGGTGCCCAATTCCAATTCCCATCAGCATGTCTTCTTACACCTACATCAGTTGTGAAATTGGTAATTAGAGGAGATTCCTGTCCCATTCCATTCTCAAAGGCGAATCTGTTTTCTGGTGTAGAAAGAATTACCTTACCACCTTCAATAGTTGGAATACCTTTTACCTTTCTATATAGTTGAGGTAACTGAGGAACATTTCCTTCAAGAAACCCTTTAGCTTTACCTAAACCATATCTCACATATTGCATATTTGGATTCTGGGAAGTGGCTACCCATTTATTTGTTTGTCCATACATAGGCTTAACCAACCTCCCCAATGAAGCTACCTCAAGAGCTGTCATAGGAGATACTCCTCCTTCATCAATAGCAGTCTGAACTCCATGTCCCCCAAATAAAGAAGACAGACCAACATCAGCCCATTCAAGTGCAGGAGCACCTGCTATAGTAGCACTAGTTACAGCCTGATGTAGTGGGGCTAACCCTGCTGTTATTGCTTGTCCTGCTGTAGTAGCAGCTAAAGCATCTCCACCTGCTACTATACCTGCACCAAGAGGTACTGCTGCTATTGCAAATGGCAAGGCACCAGCCACATTACCCCAAGCAGTAAGATTGGGGTGCTTCTTCTCCCAAGCAGCATGAGCCTTTGCACCCTCTTCTGCCTTCCTTGACAAATGTGGGTTCTTTTTCTTGTAAGTTAGTGGAGTATCTACCCAAGCATTGTCATTGGATTCCACTGAGGCTTCCCTTATCCTTTCCTCTGCCAGTTTCTTACCAACGGTGTTTATCTTTTCTCTTAGAGCCTGTCTTTGCTGTTGCTTCTTAATATCCTGCTGTCTGTTGAACTCTGCAAGACTTTCCATGAAGGTTGGCTCCTGTGTCTGAGACTGCCAGAAAGGTCTGCCAATCTGCATCTGTCCTGCTTCCTCAAACAGGTTACCACCAAATCCATGCTTCCAGTGTCTTGCATTTAATGCAAAGATAGCCATTTTCTTCTGGGCAGGAGTACCATGTTCCTTAAACCATGTAGCAGAATGACCTGTCCTTTCCTTCAGAGCAGTGAACTTTCCTCTGTTCTCAGGCTTGATATAGATTTTACCTCCTGAATCATACAGGCCCATCATTGGGGCTACCTCCTTATAGTGCTCTCCAAAATATATTGCATCAGCTTCATTATCAAACTTCAGGGATTGCATATAGCTTCTCTGGTCATTCTTAGGAGACCACACATTATCTATAAATACAAGGCCCTTACCATTATCTTGTATTTGGGGAGTTATCAGATTTCCGTAAGACCCCACATATACATTGCCTCTTTTAGGTTCTCCAATACCTTTGTCATATTCATATTCCCCAGGCCATGTATAGCTTCTGGTGTCATAGTTAGCCATCCTCCTGGCAGTAGGATTGCCAAAATGGGCACTAATAGCCAGCTTTGACTTCATCATTCCAGTCATTGCAGGATTGGTATCTCCTCCTTCTGCATACTCATTATACTTCTCCCTAATAGTCTTGAGGTCAGTAATGCCATTCCTGATAGCTACCTTCATCATTTCAGACTTCTCCAGCATGGAGAGACTGTCCCATGCAGTCTTGGGAGCAGGAGTATATGTAAAACCTTTGTATTCCATACAGCACTGTTTTGACTGCAAAGGTAAGTAAATTCTATCCAATAACCAAATCATTAGAGAAGAATTAACCCATGTTTACAGAATGGATTAGGATAGTACTTAGTACCTATTATATATAAACACTATTAACTACCTTTGCACCAAAGAAGAAATACAATGAAAGAAGTATTGATAATATACCTAATAGGAGTGCTTGTAGCCAGATGGCAACTTGGTAAATGGTTTAAAGACCACATCCTGATAGAAGAGAATGAGGACTATATCACCATACTAAGTGCCTTGTCATGGCTTATATATCCAGCATACCTGTTAGAGTATCTGTTAGAACATTTAAAAATCAAGTAATATGGCATCAGAAATTGTAATCACACTGGTAGGACTGTTCTGCACGACAGTATCCAGCATAGTCACATTTATCCTCACAAGAAGGAAGTACAACACTGAGGTAGATTCTCAGCAGATAGAAAACATGGAAAAGTCATTTGATGTTTACAAGAAGATGATGGAGGAAACTCTTGAGGCTCAAAGGAAGATGATGGAGAATAAAATCAATAATCTTCAGAAAGAAAATGAGTTTCTCCGTCAGCAGGTAGATACTCTGAGAAATCAGATGATACAATTCCTTGGAGTAAAGCTTGCACCTATACCACAGCAACAGGGTAAATCCATTGACCCTATAGACATTAAAGATATATAGGCTATGAGTAAACAAGACACCATAATCATATTGGGTACTGCCCATAGGATGAGGGAGCCAGGA